GGCGGCAACCGCTTTTCTTCCCTGCAATCATTTCAGGCGGCGCAAACGCGGTTTCATTCCGGAGAGCGGTCACGGTCGGTTCTCATTAAAATTGATTCTTAACCCCTGTTTAGGCGTTTTCGCGTATTTGGCCGCAATTTTGGGCAACGTACGCTAAATGTCTTTCCTGTCAACACTTCGCTCCTTTTTCATCGCCGATGACCGCCCGAAAATTTCGGACGTATCCCCCACGACTGAAAACAGGAACAGCAACCCTTTCGAGGTGGCAATGGCAACAGATGGGTGGTTAGGTATTGGGGATATTGGAATACAAAGCACATCCGGCGTTTTTGTCTCCCGCCGTCGGGCGCTCACCGTTCCCGCCATTTGGTCGGCAGTTGACACCATTTCAAAAACACTTGCCTCTTTGCCCTTTGGCATTTTCCGCGAAACCGAATACGGGAGCGAAAAGGCCAAAGGGCATCCGCTTTACAACATTATCCGGATCACACCGGCACCCGACCTTCAACTTTACAATGCCTACTCTTTCCGTTATGGCCTGTTTATGCAGGCTTGTTTCGGCGACGCCTTTGTCAAGATTCACCGCAACGGCATCGGGCGGCCGACCAATCTGGAACTACTCAACAGCGAGGACGTCACCGTATGGCAAAAGCCAAACGGGCAACCTTATTACACGGTCACGCGCAACGTTGGCGGAGTTTCCAAATTTGAAACGCTGCTGCCTTACGAAGTCCTGCACATAAAGGGGCTGACCATTGACGGCATCGCCGGGGAAAGTGTTACCAGCATTCACCGGGACAGCATCGGAACCAGTATAGCAGCAGAGCAATACGGCAACTTCTTTTTTGCCAACGGGGCCAATCCTTCCGGGGCGCTGGTTTTCCCGCAGGAACTCAAAAAAGAGCAACGCGACGCGGCGGAAAAGAAAATTTCCGGCAAATTCGGCGGCGTTCGCAATGTGGGCAAAACGATGGTTTTGGATGCAGGGGCGAAATACGAAAAGTTTAGCCTTAACCCACAGGAAGCAAGCCTTAATGATACCCGTAATTTCCAAGTCAACCAGGCTTCGCGCATTTTTGGCGTACCTGTCCCGTTGCTTGCCCAAATGGACAAAGCGACGCTAAACAACATGGAAACTATGGGCATTCAGTTTGTTACGCTTTGCCTTCGCCCCTGGGCGGTGCAAGTAGAGCAGGAGTTTGCCGTTAAGTTGCTCACCCAAACAGAACTTTACAGCGAAACCTATTTTTTCCGGTTCAACTTCGCGGGCCTGCTTCGCGGCGACACGACGGCGCGGGCCTCTTACTACAAGCAGGCGCTTGGCGGGCCTTCTACCGGCATTGGCTGGATGTCCGTTAACGAGGTTCGGGAACTGGAAAACCTCGACCGCGTAGACGACGGAGACGAAGTATTTACCGCCGAAAAAATGCAGGCTTCACAAAACCCGGCTACGGCCGAACCTGACGACACTACGGAAGAACCTGACGACACTACGGAAGAACCCGAAGACCCGGAAGAACCAACAAACGATACAGAAAATGGAACACCACAAGCAAGCAGAAAGCGGGCAAATTGAACGCCGGTATTTTACCGGAGACGCCGAATTTAAAAGCGCTCCCGACGGCGCAGGAGTTTTGCGCGGGTACGCGCTTCGCTTTGGCGTGTCGTATGACATGGGTTGGTTTACGGAAGAGGTAGACCGCCGGGCGCTTGACAATGCGGAAATGTCAGACGTTCGTGTTTTGTTCAACCACGATCCTAACCAGATTTTAGGGCGCACTAAATCCGGCACGGCACGAATAGGTGTCGATGAAAAAGGGCTTTGGTACGAAGTCGATTTGCCCAACAGCCCAAACGGCGAAAACGCACGGGTAGCAATCAGCCGTGGCGATGTAACGCAAAGTTCTTGGGGCTTCACGCTTTCCGAAAACGGCGACAAATGGGAAAAGCGCAACGGCAAAAACTACCGTGTTCTCACAAATGTAAAAACCGTGTTTGATGCTTCGCCTGTTGTTTTCCCGGCAAACCCTGACACGTCCGTAGCAAAGCGCTCGTTTGACGTGCTGGCAAACGCCGAACAGGAAACCGAAAAGGCGCAAGCAGACGCAATACAACTTGAAATCGAAGCCGCTATTTTGGAGCGGGATTTTGAACTTTTAAAATAACAAACAATGAGTAAACTACTCGAAATCCAGCAGGCCATTGAAAAAAATCAGGCGGCTTTGCGGGATATTCTTGCGAAACGCGGCTCTGACGGCAAATTTTCTCCCGATGTTCAGCAGCAATTGCAGCGTGCAAACGAAGAATACGCCAAACTCAAAGCCGACGGCGAAACCGAACGCATCGCCGAAAACCTGGAAAAAGAACTGCTCGCATCGCAGGCGCAAGCACAAACGCGGGCAGCCAACACCAGCACAACCGGCGCACCGCAATTCAATCAGTCGGGCCTGACATACGATCAAGCCTTTGGCAAATGGCTGGTTCAGAACCCGGCAAACCCGACCCTGACCGAAGATGAGCAGCGTATGTTGCAAACCCGTCGGCAGGAAATCAGAGGCACCAACCCGCAAACGTCCGACGTTGTTGGCCAGGGCGGCTATCTTGTCCCCGAATCGTTTTCCAATCGCATGTACGAGGTGATGAAATGGTACGGCGGGATGTTGGAAGCCTGTCAGGTTCAAAACGACCCGATTGGCGGCGTTCTTCGCTGGCCTACCGGCGACGACACGGCCAACACCGGCACCACGAACACCCCGCAAGGCAGCACCGTGCCCACACAGGATATGTCTTTCGGGCGCGTCTTGTTCGGTGACTGGACACTGACCTCCGGCATTGTGCGTCTGACGCAGGAATTTTTGCAGGACGAACGCGTCGGTTTCACGTCCGGCATTCTTGCCCGCCGTTTGGGTGAGCGCATCGGACGCCGGGTAAATACCAAACTGACAAACGGCACCGGCACCAACGAGCCTTACGGCTTGACCACGACGGCAACGACGGCAGGTATCACCTCGGCAGGCGCTACGGCAATCACGAAGGCCGAACTTGTGCGCCAACTGCACAGCGTTGACAAAGCCTACCGCGCATCCCCGTCTTGCGCATGGATGATGAACGACAGCATCCTCGGCTACCTGCGAACGCTGGACATGACTACCGACACCACGCACATTTTTGTCCCCGGAAACATTATCACCGGCGTGCCTGATACCCTGCTTGGGCATCGCGTACACATCAACAACGACCTGACCGGCGCAACAAACGGCCTGCCCGTTTCCGCCACCAAGCACATTTATTTTGGCGACTTTTCGGCGTACCTCATTCGCATGATCCGCGACGTGACTATCAGCCGAAACGATCAACTGTACTGGGCTGAACTGGAAGTGGGTTTCATGGGCTTCATGCGCCTTGATGGCAACCTGCTTGACGTAAAAGCAATCAAATATCTGCTGCAAGCATGATCGTAAAGGCGACGGCAACGAAGGGCGAGTATCAAAAAGGCGTTGAGTACGACCTGCCAAATGAAATTGCGCAGGCGCTCATCATTCAGGGTACGATGTCTTTCGTTGCCATTTCCCCGGCGCAAAACCGGCAAAAAGCGGTACAACCAGAATACGAACAACGATGCAATATTACCCACAGCAACAGCGAAATACTTACAAAGTAACGACGGCACCCGCTTCGGAGCCGATCACGCTTGCTGATGCAAAGACGTATCTGAATGTATCCACATCGCTGCACAATGCGCTGATAACAAGTATCATTTCATCGGCGCGGGTGTATTACGAGTTTTTCACCGAAACGGCGGTTATCTCGCAGACGGTTACGGAAGTTTGGGAATACACACCGGCAGAATTTGAGTTGACCGTTTCGCCCGTTGTTTCGGCGGTCGTGTCGTACAAAGACGAAAACGGAAGTTACCAAACATGGGACGCATCAAACTACACGCTTGCTACCAACGCGACACTTGCCCGAATTGTAAAGAATCCGTCGGGCGTGTTCCCTTCGACAGGCGACTTCCCGGAACGCTGGAAAATCGTTTATGTGGCGGGCTACACGAATGCCGACGCAGTACCACAGGACATTATCAGCGCTATAAAATTGTGGATTGCCTTCTTGTATGAAAACCGGGAGGACATACCCATAAACGACACGAACAACTACAAAATACGCTCATTTGCGGCGATTGCCCACAGGCGTAGAATCCACCTGATATAATTGGAAAACCTGTCGAAAATACTGCCCAGTGTAGGGGCGATGGACGAGGAAATTACTATTCAGTCCTTCACCGCAAGCCGCGACGCAAGCGGGCAGCAGGTTTTGACATTTTCCGACTACGTTACGACCCTGGCGCGGGTGAAATGGCCGGACGCGGGGCTGAAAGAAACATACAGCGCTGATCAACAAACGGCATTCCGCAAGATTGTTTTTGAATTGCGGTACGACCCGGAAGTAAACGAGAAAATGCGCATTTTGTACCTAAACGTTCAGATTTGCGACATTTTAGGCATAGGCACTTTAGGCCGGGACAGGTTCATGGCTTTGACGTGCCAGATGCGCGAGGAAACGATAGACTACCTGACCGACAATGACGGCAACCCGCTTACCGACACCGACGGCAACTTTTTAACACCGTAAACAATGGCTGCAAAAACATTCGCAACGTATCTATCCGAACTCACCGAGGCTACCGCACTTGGCACGGGCGACCGTGTTCCGGTTCTGGAAAGTAGCACGGTAAAATATGTGGATGGGGCAGACATTACGCCTTACCTCAAATACGTTGCACTGCTCACGCAGTCTGGTACATCGGCACCAACCGCAACCGTTTTGGAAAATACGTTGGGCGGTACGATTGTTTGGACTCGCAATGATGTGGGGGACTATACCGGAACGCTTGCAGGGGCTTTTAGCCCAAACAAAACCGGCGCTTTTAGCGGCTTTACATCTGGAATTGTATATATTTTCAGGAATACAAGCTCTGAAATGCGAATAAATGCAACAGATTCAGCAGGCAGTTTTTCAGATGGAATTTTAGTTGACACCCCTATTGAAATCCGCGTTTACCCATGAGCATAAAACTAACCATTGACGCAGCCGATTGGCAAAAGCAAGTCAACGAAGCAGTGAAAACGCTGGAAAAGTTGACCTACAATTTTGAGCGCGAACAGCGCAAAATATTGGAGTATGCGGCTGTACCGATGGTTGATGCAATGAAACGCGGCGCACCGATAGGCACCAAAATACACTACCGATACCCTAAAAGCCGGGGCGGGCGGGTCGCACGTGGCGAAGGGCAAAAGATTGCAACCTACAAGCCTGGCAACCTGCGAAATTCTTTTAGGGTATTGGATTTGAAACGGACGCGCGACGTAATAGTAGGGGCCAAACTTTCAAAAAGCAATGCAAGGGGCGTTTTTGGCCTTACAAGGTCGGACGCATACTACCTACACTATGTGGAATACGGCACCCGCAATATGGCCGCAAAACCTTTCGTCCGTCCTGCAATCGTTTCGGCAAGTCCGCAAGTGATACGCCGGGTAAAATTGGGCTGCGATTTATTTACGGCCAAATTCGCCCGCCAAAACGCATACAAAGGATGAATATCAGCGGAATAATATATACCCTGCTCGCGGGCGATACTACGGTAACGGGCCTTGTCGGCACCGACAGCGGCGGCGGGTACAAAATTTATCCGTTGACAAGGCCGCAATTAGAAGGATTGCCGGCAGTAAGAATCACTGAAATTGCGGTAGCGGGGTCAGACACTAAAACGCAGGCTTCCGGAATGGATGCGGTACGGGTGCAAATAGACTGCTACTCAAAGTCCATGCTGGTTTGTCAGCAGTTGGAAGAAGCAGTAAGGCAGGCAATCGACCGTTACCGGGGTGAGGTGACGGTGTGGGGTACTGGAGGCGCAACATACTTTGTCGATGGTATCCGATTTGAAAACCGCAATCAAACGATGGAGGATGAAAAAGACATTTTCCGGGCGTCAACCGACTATCAGGTCAGGGTTAAACGCTCGTTTAATAACTTCATTTTGGACGACGCTACCGGGCAGGTAATAACGACGGCGGCGGGTATTCCAATAACAACCGACTAAATAAAATGGCAGTAACACTATCGGCAGCACTAAACGCACTTGCAAGCACGTCGGCACCTGACAAGGTGATTGTATTGGAAGGCAGCACGGCAAAGCAGACTGACCCGTCTAATATTGGCGGGGGCTATTTGAAATATGTTGCCTTGCTGTCTCAAACCGGCACAGGAGCGCCGACGGCAGTTGTGCTGGAAAATACTTTGGGCGGTACGGTTGTATGGACAAGGAGCGGTGTAGGAGATTACAGGGCTACGTTATCGGGCGTTTTCACGGAAAACAAAACGGTTATCTTTAATAATTTAACAGGTGGGTTTGCAAACTACATTTTTTGGAATAGCACGTCTGAAATCGCCATAAATACAACCGACAACACTGGCACTTTCGTTGACGACGCTTTAGTTTCAACCTCTATCGAAATCCGCGTTTACCCCTAACCATAACTTTCAACAAACAAAAAAATAACATACAATGGCAACTACCGGAGTAGTCAATACCACACTTTTTACCTTCCGGGCGGGCGGGTCCGGAGGTACGGTCGTAAGCAATCAAAACGACTTTTCTATCTCGTTCACGCACGAACCACGCGACACCACGACGAAGGATAGCGGCGGCTACCGCACACTTTTGGAGGGCTTGCGCTCTTACGAGGTCAGCGTTTCCGGCCTGCTTGCCTTCAACGACAGCCTTAGCGTGTTCACCTCGACAACCGGCTTGAATGCCGTTTTGAAGGCGCGAACGATGCAGACATGGATTGCCGGTACGGGGGTGAGCGGTGACCCGAAATTATCCGGCGAAGGCTATTTTACCTCGCTTGAAGTCGGTTCGCCTGATCAGGAAAATAACTGCACATGGTCTTGCACCCTGCAAGGAAACGGGCAGTGGTACGAGGGCACATTCTAACCAAACGATATGCTGCAAAACATCAAATTGGGCGGCGCTGAACGTCCGCTATTGTTCGGCCAAACCGTTTACAAGATTTACAAGCGGGAAACGGGGAAAAACTTTGCCGACCTGCTTAAAGGCATGGAAGAAGGCGACACATCGGCACTTCCTGACCTTGTTTATTGGGCGCTTCGCACCGGCGAACTGGCACTTAAAATGCCGCCGGGCGATTACGACGAAATCCAGGTGAGCCTTTGGCTTGATGAGGACAAAGCCGCATTTGAAAAGTGCATGGAGGCGTTTTTCGATAGCATCCTTGTAACAAAGGATGTCATGGAATCACAGGCCCGGCGCATCACCGGGGGCAATGGCGAACCCGAAACGACGGAAAAAAAAATGAGTTTGGCGAAGGGCGATATTGGGACGTAGCAATGCAAATGGCCGGGCGCATGGGATGGAGCGAAGAACAGTTTTGGTTTTCAACGCCGAGGTACTTTCAAAACGCCTGCACCGGGTTTATCGACCAACAACGGGAAGAACAAATAGAAGGGCTGCGGCGGACTCGTTTAGCGGCCTTTTATTCTTTCTTACCGCATACCAAAAAAGGCACCCTGCAAAAGCCTGAACACCTTTTCCAACTTCCCGGCGAAAGCGCCTTAAAGGAATACGGGCAGGAAGAAAAACAGGCGATGTTGCAACACCTTGAAAGGGTGAAAAATATCGACCTGTTTTCAGGCCAAAGCATTACAAAATTAGAGGCATAAAATGGCAGATATAGCACCCGGCCTTAATTTCCGCATTGGCGCGGACGTAAAAGGCGTAAACAAAGCGATTAAGGAGGCTGAAAAGTCTCTTAAAGGTGCTGTATCTACTTTTTCAGGGATCGGAAATTCCCTTTCCCTTGCTATTTCAGCACCGATTGCGGCATTCACCGGCCTATCTGTAAAAGCCGCCGGGGAAATGGAATCGTTGCGCCTGGCACTGGAAAAGACAATGGGCGGGGCCGGGCGAAGCATCGAAGAGGCAACTATCGAACTGGAACAACTACGCAAAGCGGCGGAAGCGCCTGGCCTTGACTTTGAACAGGCGGTAAAAGGTTCTATCCGTTTGCAGGGCGTTGGATACCAAGCAGAGGAGGCACGGCGCATCGTTGCCCAACTTGCAAACGCACTTGCCCTGACCGGCGGCACGGCTGACCAATTGGACGGCGTTACCAAGCAGTTTACCCAGATGCGGGCAAAGGGCAAACTGATGCAGGAGGACTTGTCGATTATCCTTGAAAATATGCCAAATCTTGCAAAGGTGATGCAAGACACTTTCGGCACGGCAAATGCCGAAATGTTGCGGGGCATGGGGGTCAGTGCGGAGGATTTTATTTCAAAGTTGACCGACGGCATGGAGAAAATGCCGAGAGCGCAGGGCGGCATTGCCAACGCCATTGTCAATGCCCAGAATTCGATAAAATTGGCCATTGCCAGTGTAGGCGAAGAAATCAACAAGACATTCAATGTAACCGGCAAACTCGAATCCTTTTCCAAATGGGTTGCCAGTTTGGCCACATGGTTTAAGGGATTAGACGACGAAACGCGGCGTTTAATATTGGGCGTTGGCATTTTTGCGGCGGCGCTTGGCCCGGCCTTCAAACTGATGCAGGGCGGCGTGTTCATTGTTGGGAAATTGCAGGTTGCCTTCCTTGCGATGCAAAAGGCAATGGCGCTGTCCCTGACCGAAAGCGGTATTCCGGGCCTTATTGGCTGGTGGAAAAAGTTAGATATTGTGATGAAGGCTTCGTACATCGGAGCCGCTATTGCAATTGTACTGGCACTTGGGGCCGCATGGCTGGCAACGTCGAAGGATATGAGCGCGGCGGCACAGGCGCAACGGCAATTACAACAGACGCAAAAAAGCGCGATGGACAGCGTAAGCGCCGAAATCGCAAACATAAACGCACTGGCAGCGGTAGCGAAGAATGCAGACGAAAAGCGCAGCAAGGAAGAACGGCTAACCGCCATGAAAAAGTTGATTGACATTTCCCCTTCCTATCAGGGCGCTTTGCAGGGCGAAACGATCAACACCGCCAAACTGGACAAGGCTACCGCCGGGCTTGTATCATCGCTCATAAGGGCGGCAAATGCACGAAAAGCGACAGAGGACATTGCAGAGCTGGATAAACAGTTGCGCAACCTTTCCGAAACGGCGCAGCCCACCACATTACAAGAGGTTTTCAACGTCATAAAGTCGGGCGGCAATTCAACCCTAATGGCGGCCAATCAGGCCAATACCTACGCTAAAAATATAACGTCGGCTAAAGAGGCATTAGAGGCGCAGCGGGCAAAATTGGTTGAATTTCTTGAGGCAAACGTAGCCGCAACCGATAGCGTAAAAACGGGAACGGTTGAAACGATAAAAGGCACCGGCGCAACCGAAAAAGCGACTACGGCGCTGGATAAATACCTTGAAAACGTAAGGAAGAACGAAGAAGCGCAAAAGAAATGGAACGAGGCGCGGGCGGCGATGGGATTAAGCGAACTGCCGAAATTAGAGCAGGCTAATGTGCAGCCTGTTTCGCAGGGCGGCACCGGGCCGGAGGTGCAAGGCGTGGATGCGCTGAAAATGGCAGCAGACAACGCGGCCAAATTTCAGGCGTCCGTTTCGGAGTCAATGACCCGAACGCAACTCATTATCAAGTCGCTACAAACGGACATAAACGGGTTTGGAGACGTTTACACGGAGGTAATGCGCAAGGTAGTCAGGGATGGGAATTTGGCGGAAATGTCGGTCTTATCGTTGGGCGAATCAATGATGAAAACGTCCGTTTCGGGTTCGCTTTCCATGAAAACGCTATATCAGGAGGTTGGAACCGGATTTGCCCAAATGGCAACGGCAATGGCCGAATCCGGGAGTTATATGAGCGCGGCAATATTGGCAGCAGGCGGGGCAATCGCAACAGCGGCGGCCAACGGCACCACCACCTTGAAAGGCTTTGTAAAAGAAACCCTCGCAGCAGGGGCGAAAGTAATAAAGGTGTGGATACAAATGGCCGTAGCGCGGGCGGCGCTGTCTGCTCTGCAAAACGTGCCTTTCCCCTTCAACATCGCGGCGGCGGGACTTGCAGGGGCAGCGGCGGCAGGCCTGTTCAGCGCTCTTATCAAAAAGATTGGAATACCTGCACTTGCCGAGGGCGGTGTTTTGACCGGGCCTCAAATGGTGTTGGCGGGTGAATATCCCGGCGCACGGGCGAACCCCGAAATCATTTCGCCGGAGAATAAAATGCGCGATGTGTTCAGCGAAGTACTCGCAAGCGCGGGCGGCGGCGGTGGTAATTTCACGGTTACGACGCGGCTTTCCGGGGACGACTTGTTACTTGTAATCGAACGCGCAAAACAACGCGCAACAAGAAAAAGATAAATGGCATTAAGATTTTTCAGTGAGCATCAAACATGGAGCGCGGGCGGGGCAATAACCGATGACTTGGGTAATCCTCTCACGGATGACCTCGGAAATCCTATTGTTTCGGACGGCGTTCTTTGGCGCATTGAAATTTTCGATTCGTCTTTTGTCGGAGAAGAAAGTGAGTTTATTGTCGCAGACGGGGCGCGGCTATCCTACCGCGCCGAAGGGGACACGCCACACGCGCCTATCCTTTCGTCTGAATTTTCGTTTACGATGCTTATCGAAAACGAAACGCAGGAGGACTTAATAATTGACATGGCAGCGGCGGCGGAAAGCCGGTTTACTGTCGTTGTTTACCGCGATGGCGTGTTTTATTGGGCGGGGGTTATCAATTCGCCTGACATAACTATCGAGGATGCAGACTACCCATATGGGTTTGACATTGCCGCCGTTGACGGGCTTGCGTTACTTCGGAATTACGAATACAGGCAGGAGGGAACAAGCCCCACAAAATGGGATTTGAGATATACGGGCATTAGCCGCATAATGACCATAATTGAGCGCTGTATCAAGAAACTGCCGCACATCCCGGAGCATTTTACCGGCGCTTCAAAATTCATGGTGACGGCGGTAAACTGGTACGCAGAGGATGACCCGGCAACGCCTACGGCAACGGATGACCCGCTTTGGAATAAATACCTTGATAACCGGATTTTCGGCGGCGGGCAGTCCAGCGGCAACGCGAAATTTGATTCGTGCTATGATGTACTTGTAAAACTGCTAACGCCTTTCAATGCGCGGATTGGCCTGTTTGACGGGTACTTTCTGATTGAACAGTTTGAACACCGGGCCTACACGATTGGCGCAAACGCCAACTTTTCGCGCTATTATGATTATGACTTCACGGGGCCGGTTGCAAATACTAATTTGGTCGCTGACCAACTTATCGGACTTGGTGAAACAATCCAAAAGTTGCGCGGCGGCTCTTATTCGTTCTTGCCGCCATTGCGGTCGGCACGGGTAACGCAGCAAACAAACGGGCTGCAAAACCTGATAGCAGGGGCGTATTTTGATAACGACGTAACCACCTACGCGGCGGGTTCGGCGGTAGGCGACGGCTCAAGCACTTACGTTCGCTTTACGGGCAATGTGCTTTGGACTATCGACGACGTTGATTTAGTGGATAATTCGTACCTGTATTTGCATTTCAGGCTCAAAATAGAACTGGATAGCCTGTTCGCACAACAACACGGGGCAGTAAGTTTCAATGGCACTATAACGACCGACGCACTGACATGGAGCGCAACAGATGAATACATCGACCTTTATTTTGCCGAACGGGTAATACCCGACGTTTCGGAATTAACAGGTTCGGCGAATTTCGACTTGCTTTTGAGGTGCGACCCGTCGTTTACATCGGGTAACCTGAATGTTTCGTTTGATTTTGTGGAATTGCTGCGGTATCAGCCCGCCGGGCCGAATGTTGATTCGGCGTTGGTGGTGGATGCAGCCGACTACGTTATCGCATGGTCGATGAACGAACCTTACTGCGTCATTATGCCCAACCCGAAAAAAATCAAAATTTCGGGCCTGACACCGGCAACAGCATACCCAAAGGCAGTTACTTACGAGGTTCAGGGTGACACGAACAACACGCAGGTACAACAGGTGAACACGGTTATAGGCTCCCTTGCTTCTTCCATTGTCAACCAGTGGGGCGGCCTGCTGTATTTCGATTCGCCAAACTATGTTTATTCAGGCGATTGGGGCGCAAGGAACGGCGCAAGGACAAGGCCATTTGCACAACTGCTTGCACAGCGTGTTATTTCTGCATTCTATCAGCCCCGCAAAATATTGCGCGGCACGGCGGTAGGTTCGGCAATTGTGCTGCAAACGCCAATTGAAGAACGGTCGGAAATTTACTACCTGAAAACAGGCACATACGACACGGTACGCGACCAAATGGCGGGAGAATGGGTAGGGCTGGAATACACGGCAGCAGAATTTACCTACTTGGATCCAGAATTTGACACGGGCGCAAGTGACCCAAACTCACCGGGCGGCACGGGCGGCGTGGGCGGTTCGTCTGGTGGCAGCAACAACGGCGGCGGCGGCACAGCCGGGCCGGGTGGCGTAAGCGGCAATGGCATTTATGGCGGCAGCGGAACGGTAGGCGACGCAACCGTTGCAACGATGGAAGGGGACTTCTCGTTTGAAAATGTAGGCGCAACGGCGGGCGATGCGTTCACGGTAACGATAGATGACGGAAGCGAATCGAATACGGTAAAGGTAGAAGCCGGGGCCGGAATTATCTTGCAATCAACGGGCGACAATATCCAGTTTGAAGGCGTTACGCGCTTTTCTGACATTATCTCCCCGGCAACAATCAACGCCAATCAAAACGACTATGCGGGCCTTGACGGGGCGAATGTCGGCAGGCTTGCCGCATCGACAGCGGTAAACATTACGGGCCTAACATCCGGCATCGGTGGGCGGGTGTTGTTCCTGTTCAACCGGGGCAGCAATAATATAACGCTCACGGATGCGGATACGGGAAGCACGGCGGCAAACCGATTTGACAGCGGGCGGAATTATGTGCTTCGGGCAAAGAAGGGAGCCGTTGTGGTTTACGACGATATTGAAAGCCGGTATCTGGTTGCCGCCATTGGCGACCTGTCGTATTTCAACGAAGGATACACAACCAGCACGGCAACGACCGCAAGCCTTACCGCTGACACGCCTGCAACAAATGTTGGTGTTGCATTGGTGGCAAAAGGCAGCGGCGCAACGCTGGCACAAATACCGGACGGGACAAGTGCAGGCGGCAATGCAAGGGGAATTTATGCCGTAGATTGGCAAAAAATACGCACAAATTCATCTGACGTTGCAAGCGGCGACTATTCCACCATACCGGGCGGAAGGCGCTGCACGGCATCCGGTACATACTCGTTTGCAACGGGTTTCAGGGGCGTTGCATCCGGTAACGGTAGCGTTGCATTTGGAGGTAGTGGCGCGTTTTCTGTCGGTGCAACGGCATCCGGGACAAACTCGTTTGCAATGGGGCCTGGAGCAACGGCATCGGGTGTAAATAGTTGGGCGTATGGAGCCGGCTTTACCGCAACAGCGGAAAAATCAATCGGATTTCTTGCAAGTTCGGACAAATACGGGGAGTTTGCCGGGGGCGGGTTTTCTTTCATGCGGTTGAATAAAACCGCCATTGTGGGCACTGCCGCAACAGAACTGTTTTTGGATGCAACGAGCCTTAAAGCGACAATTCCGTCGGGGGAAAAATGGATTGTTGAAATAGCCTGCTTGGCTGAAATTTCGGTTGTGGGCGATGGTACAGGAGGATTGGCGCTTGATGACACCTATGCAGTTACTTATCGCTGCGTTATCGCCAATAAGGCGGGTACTACGGCGCTCGTTGGCACTGTTCAGGCCGACATGGCAGCGCAGGCGGATGCAACGATGTCAGACGCGGTTTTTACGATCACTGCCGACAATACCGGCGACTACCTAAAAGTTACCTACACAGGCGGTGCGAACACAGGAAGCGGAACGCAAACAAACGCATATGCGAATCTTCGCGTTTTCAAATACTAAACGAATGAAAAAAGGAATTTTACTACTGTTTACCCTGCTTTTGGTGTGCAATCTTTCTGCACAGGTACGAACATACCGCGACGTTTACGAACGCGGAAAGCCGCCGGTTGAATTAGGCCGGGCGCTACTCCCTGGCATGATGACCTTTGTAGGCGCTGCCATGCCAGATACCAAGCGGGGGCGGGCCGTGCAACTGACCCTGTTTTTCGGGGCTGGGGTGACGGTAGGCGTATGGGACAGGAAGCGCAACCGGGCGCGTAATGTGCTTATTTGCTTAGGTAGCGCCGTTGCTGGCGCTGCGTTGGGCTATGTGGCGCGGCCAAAATAAAAACGTCTTACAGGCCGGATTTTTGAGAATACGGCACAATTTTTCTACTAAGAGGCGGTAAAAGCCGCCATGAAAGAATACGACCCGATGCAGGATTTTTGGAGCAAATTTTTTCCGTTCTTGTTCAGGCAAACGCCTGCCCTGATTTTCATGTCCGTAGTAGTGGCGGTTATGTGGATGGAAATAGGCAACGTAAAGGCGGAAGGCCGGGCCGAACGGCT